TGACTGGTACGGTTATGGCTACGGCTACGGCTACGGCTACAGCAATGGCTACGGCTACGGCAATGGCTACGGCAATGGCAATGGCTACGGCTACGGCAATGGCTACGGTGACTGGTACGGTTATGGCTACGGCTACGGCTACGGCTACAGCAATGGCTACGGCTACGGCAATGGCTACGGCAATGGCAATGGCTACGGCTACGGCAATGGCTACGGTGACTGGTACGGTTATGGCTACGGCTACGGCTACGGCTACAGCAATGGCTACGGCTACGGCAATGGCTACGGCAATGGCAATGGCTACGGCTACGGCAATGGCTACGGTGACTGGTACGGTTATGGCAGAGGAACTATTCGTTCTAATGCTGTTCGCAGACCTAATTAGTTTGTTTGAGATATTGGGAGAATGCAGATGGTAACTAAAGACGAAGCATTAAAGATGGCGATTGAAGCTATTGAATTTGAAGGGGCGCGTGATAGTGAGGAATATTGGCTTATGATGGATAAAGTGCGTACAGTTTGTAAAGAAGCGTTAGCACAGCAAGAGCAAGCAAAAGCTGACTTTGACGTTATGGCTTACGGCCAGTCGTTTATGAAAGATGGAAAGCATATTCCGATACATAAAATAGTACAGCAATGGGTTGGGTTAAGCGATGATGAGATAGATAAGATTTACTATAAAACATATGATAGCGGTTCTGCTGATATTGAATTTGCTCGTGCTATTGAAGCCAAACTAAAGGAGTTAAACACATGAAATTAATAGATTACGTTTATGAAATCACCAACGCAACAACGGTAGAGCAAGGTGAGGTTGCGGAGTTAGAAGCAGAGAACAAACAGATAGACGCAATAAATGCCAGCCTGCAAGCGCACATCACTGTATTGCGGGAGGCTTTGGAAGTAATTGCTGACGATTCACATGAGGATTTATGGCAAAGACATTTTGCAAACGAAGTTTTAGCTTCAACACCAGCACAATCACTACAAGCGCATGATAACGAGGTGATTGAAAGGTGTGCTGAGGTAATGCAAATGGAAGGCTTAGGTGGATATGCGAATGCTATCAGAGCGTTGAAAGGTAAAGATGAATACAGATAAAGTAATAGAACAATGTGTAAAGGTAATTGAATCATTTAAAGAGGCAGACCCATATACAGGTGAAGTATTTAATACAGATGTTAATGATATATTAAATAAATGTATAGAAGCTCTTGAATAACTGAAAGGTAAATGATGAAACACTACGAATACATAACTGATATATTAATTATCGGGGGCGCAGTTGGGTTGATGGGCTGGATAATCTACGGTGTGATTGAATTGGTGACTATGGCTGTGAGCTGTGCAATATGACTAAACACTATAAAAAATCAGTGCCTATGTTAATACAAAAGCACTTACAGCCAACTATTGAAACAAAACAATATGCTTGTGTTCTGGCGTTTACAAATGGCGTAGCAGGGCAAGATCATTACGACACATTGTTATTTGAATTAAATTTATTGTTGGTAGCTGGTCAAACTGACAAAAAGAAAAAGTACGCAGTAGAGTTTGCAACTAATGAATTAAGACCAGCCCTTGAAAGTGTAAAGCAGCGAGTAAAGAATACAGGAAAGTTTGGTGTTAATGCTGATGAATTATTGGCAATTAAAAAGCTAATTGACTTTAGCCGCGAGTTTTGGAATAAACAGACAGGTCAGCTATATAACTTCTGTGTTGAGCAGATTAATTTATTTTATGCAGACATACAGAAAAGAGCAGCGAATGGGTAGAAAAAAATTGCCGATTGAGCAGGTAGCAAAAACAATAGCAATAAGATTAACACCTGCTAATATTGTCATGTTTAAACAATTAGGCAGCGCAAAATGGTTAAGTAAAATATTGGAGATGGAACGTGCTAACAATAAAACCGTTTAACTTAGTAAAAAGCAATTTAGCAGTATTAGTTGCCAGGCTAAATGATTTACTTGATAGCGATGATCCTGATAACTGGCAGGTGCTGATTAAGAAAAGAGCAGACTCACGTTCCGTAGAGCAAAACGCTAGGCTTTGGTCACTTTACACTAGCATTGGCAATTATCTTGGTTATACCGCAGAGGAAATACACCAGCTTATGGGATTTAAGTTTTTGCTAATAGAAAAATACGTTGGCAAAGATAAAATCACATTGGTGCGTAGTACAACAAAACTTGATGTAAAAGACATGAGCGAATACATGGAAAAGATAGAAGCGTGGGCAAGTCATCTTGGTTGGAATTATGAATAAAAAGCTAGACTACATTAGAGTAATTGAAATAATTACTTGTTTACACATCATGGCGGGTATATGGCGACACTGGTAGAATATGTTTTATGTTACTCATCTGCTTTCTTTTTAGGCATGATTGTAAGTTTTGTTATTATGATTGCAATGGATTATGTCAGAAAAAACAATTAGCGAATTTTTAAAAGAAATGGCTGCTGCTGGCTTTACTTTTGACTATCGTGCAACTAATGGCGAAATGACATTTGTAGGAAAATGTATTGAGTCAGGTAATGAATATATAATTACGCATAGACGAGTGCAGACTGTAGCTGAAAGCAAAGCTAAAATTAAGGAGATGTTGAAGTGAACGTGCATTTTAGTAGTGAAACGGATTTGTGGGCAACACCACAAGATTTTTTTGATAAACAAGATGCAATTTATAATTTCACATTGGATGTTTGCGCTACCGATGATAATGCAAAATGTAAAAAATATTTTACTAAAAATGATGATGGATTAAATAAAGAATGGCATGGAGTTTGTTGGATGAATCCACCTTATGGTAGAGAAATAAAACAATGGATGCACAAAGCATATAATGAATCATTAAAAGGTGTAACTATTGTTTGTTTAGTTCCTGCAAGAACTGATACTGTTTGGTGGCATGAGTATGCAATGAAAGGTAATATTGAATTTATTAGAGGCAGATTAAAATTTGGCAATGCAAAAAATAGCGCACCTTTTCCTAGCGCATTGGTAGTTTTTAAATGACTAAAGATGAACGCAATCATTACGATAAACTATCACAGCTAGGTTGTATTGTTTGCCAAGTATTAGGTCATGGTTATAGCGCACCACACATACATCATATAAAATCAGGCAATGCAGGAATGGGCAAGAAGTCGCATTGGAGTTTAGCTATACCATTATGCCCACAACATCACCAGCATGGTGGCTATGGCGTAGCAATCCATGCAGGGAAGAAAGCATTTGAAGCGGCAATAAGCATGACAGAGGTAGAGTTACTTAACGAAACATTAAATAGATTGGAGAGGTCAGATGGAATTTAACGATTATCAAGACAAGGTTTTACAGTTCAGAACAGAGAAAGCAGATGAGATGTATGCACTTGTTGGATTATCAGGTGAAGTAGGTGAGTTGCACTCGTTGGTAGCCAAAGCAATCCGTGATGGTGTAAAAGATGAGGCAGAGTTTGAAGCTAACATCAAAAAAGAGCTAGGCGACATATTGTGGTTTATTGCCGCCATTGCTGATGACTTTGAAACGTCACTAGATGAAATTGCACAAGGTAACTATTACAAGTTAAAAAGCAGATTTGAACGTGGAACTATTGGGGGATCAGGAGATGCAAGGTAAACGATTAAATGATGCTACACCGGAAGAATGGGATGCTGCATTTGATGAAATGTACAGCCAGATAGAGTGTAAAAAAGAAAAGTCAGACGGCAGTAGCGCTAACTATTATAAGTTGCCTGATGGTGCTAGTGAACTACAAGATTTAATCAGCGCAAAAAACATGAACGCACAAATTGGTGAGATATTTCGTGAGTGCTACCGGTACGGACAAGCTAGTCACAGTGATGAATTGCGTGGTATTAAGAAAATATTGTTTTACGCTAATGCTGAATTAGCACGTATTGAAAAATATGTCAAAAAATGATATGCTAGATACACTTCCTCTCCGAAGTTGTAGGATTAATTGCAAGGCGAGTGCCTACACATTATGACCCTTGCATCTTCTTATTAGATTGTAGCTTGCCTGATCCGCAAGTGCATGGTCGGGTGAATAGAGATGGCCACCTAAGTTCACTTTGAATTAGCTATACAAACAGGCTCTGTGATAGCTTGCCGACAAAAATCACCTATATTGAGGTATATGCTATGCCGTTAAAATCAGGTAAGTCACAAAAAGTTATTAGCAAAAATATCAAAACAGAAATGGCTGCTGGAAAACCGCAAAAGCAAGCGATAGCAATTGCGCTTAGTAAAGCAGGAAAAAGTAAAGGTAAAAAATAATGGGTGATGGACTATACGCAAACATTCATGCAAAACGTAAGCGCATTGCAGCAGGTTCAGGTGAAAAGATGAATAAGCCTGGCAAGAATGGCGCACCAACAGCTAAAGATTTCAAAGACGCAGCAAAGACAGCAAAAAAACCAAAGAAAGGTAAATAATTATGCCAATGGTCGGTAAAAAGAAATTTCCATATACGGAAAGCGGTAAAAAAGAAGCTGATATGTACGCTAAAAAGGTTGGCGCTAAAAAGCCAGCAAAAAAACCAGTTAAGAAATGAAAAAAGACCCAAGATTAGAACGTGCAGGTGTGGCTGGTTATAACAAACCAAAGGCTACACCAAGTCACGCTACAAAATCTCATGTTGTTGTTGCTAAAGAAGGCGATCAGATTAAAACTATTAGATTTGGTCAGCAAGGCGTTAAAGGCAGTGCAGAAGGTAGCAAGCGTAACGAATCATTTAAGGCTCGTCATGCAGATAATATTGCTAAAGGCAAAATGAGTGCAGCTTATTGGGCTAATAAAGTTAAGTGGTGATGGACAAAGTATTACGCATCTTTGTAGGATTTGATGGAAAAGTTGAGCCAATTGCGTATCATGTGTTTTGTCAATCAGTAATAGAAAAAGCCAGCATACCAGTATCATTTACTGCGCTGGCTTTAAACACGTTAGAAGGCTACACAGAAACGCACACAGATGGCAGTAATGCTTTCATTTACAGTAGATTCTTAGTGCCGTATCTATGTGACTATAAAGGCTATGCACTATTCTTTGATGGCGACATGATTTGTAGAACAGATATAGCAGAGATATTACAGCACATAGACGCAAGCAAAGCAGTTTCAGTTGTTAAACACGATTACACTACAAAGCACCCAGTTAAATATCTAGGTGCTAAGAATGAAGATTATCCATGTAAAAACTGGTCAAGTGTAATGTTGTTTAATTGCGGTGCAAGGCAAAATAAAGACTTAACACCTGAATACATTATGAACGCAACAGGTAAGCAGTTGCATCGTTTTGAGTGGTTAAGAACTAAAGAGATAGGTGAATTGCCTAAAGAGTGGAATTGGTTAGCTGATGAGTACGATTATAACGACAGCGCTAAGATAGTACACTACACACTTGGCACGCCATGTTTTAAAGATTATCAAAACAAATCTTATGCAGATGAATGGTTTGGCACTTATAAGCGATCCATCTATCCGCTAACAGGTAACGGAAAAGAGAGCGAGCTTTAATATGGGAATTGGTGCAGCGCAAAACAACAATCAAGTTTACTATGATCCATCAAACGGTCAATACTACACACATAATAATCAATATGATAATGAATCAAATACAAAACCACCATCTTTAAGAGGATATTCAGGTTTTATGAGAAATTATCTAAATGGATTTAATCAAGACAATGCACAAAAATCACCTATTAATGATTTATTAGCACAGTCATTAGCAGCCAAAGCTAATCCAGTAAGCATTGCACAGTTGTTTCCAAGTATGAGCAATCCATCAATAAGCAATCCTATGACTAACTACAGTGGATTACTAGGCAATCCAATGGGAAATCAAATGCAAGGTCAATACGGTGCTGGTAGATTCTTAGGTGGTAACGCAATGGCTAATACAGGCATGACAAGTAACGCAATGAACACAATGCCACAACAGAATCAAGCACCAAATCAATTTTTACCAAATATGCTACCTTCAAATGCTTATTTAAATCCATCAAACATTACAAAAGGTGCGCTTGGATATTCAAGCCCATATACTAATGCGGGAAGTGCAACATGGGATAAAATTATTGCATCTGCTCCAAATGTATCAACAAGACCAGCTCCAACATCAAATGGTTTTTATGATTTAGTTAATAGTTCAAGAGCAAGTCAATCAACAACAAATAACACAATGTAATATGTCAGGATTATTAAATTTAGATTGGTATAAAAGACAAAGACCGTTATATAGCGGTGAAGAATCTTATTTTAAAGATAATCCAAATACGGCAGGAATGGCAACAGAAGATAATTACATTATACTTAATCCATATTCACCATTAAGCAAAGAACAATTAAACAATGTAAAAGTTAATGAAGCATCAAGATTGTTTATGAATAATTTTGGAGTTCCTAATGTTAGTTTAACAAATGAACAACAACAAAATTTAGCAGGAACTTCATATAAAGATGTTGATGAAGAAAACCGTAAAGCAACTATATTAGCTAGAATATTATCAGGCGATAAATCAGGTGGAATTGCTACAATGGAACAAATGGAAGCAATTAAACCAATGTTATTTTTAAGAGGATTATTGGAATAAGTGAGCAACCGAAAGGACTCATATAATTATGACTAAAGAAGAACAATTAGAGCAAGCTAGATTAAATGCTAGTGAAGCAAATAAAGGCAATACAAACTCTAGCAAAAACAATAGGTTATTAAACCAAACACTGAACAGAGCTATTGTGCAGGAAGATGGTAAAAGAGCAAGGGCTATTGTAGAGGCATTATTAACTAAAGCAGAAGATGGCGACATGACTGCTATTAAAGAAATATTTGACCGCATAGAAGGTAAAGCAATTGCTAAGACAGAAATAAGCGGTGCAGATGGATCGCCATTACCATTAAGCATAGGAATTAGTTTTGTCGCACCAAATAGCTGAGTTCCCTAGTAAGCTAGAATTTCTATTCAAGCCTTCTCGATACAAGTGCGCTTTTGGCGGACGAGGTTCAGGAAAAAGTTGGGGATTTTGTAGAGCATTATTATTGCAAGCCGCAAATAAACCATTAAGAGTGTTATGCGCTCGTGAGATACAGAAGTCTATTAAGCAATCTGTTCACACATTGTTAAGTGACCAGATACAGTCTTTAGGCTTAGGTGCGTTTTTTGAAGTGCTAGAGTCAGAGATACGTGGCAAGAATGGAAGCAACTTTAGCTTTGCTGGATTGGCTACTAACACAGTAGAGTCTATAAAGTCATTTGAAGGCTGCGACATTGTTTGGGTGGAAGAAGCGCAGACTGTTAGTAAGAAGTCATGGGATATTCTAATACCGACAATTCGTAAGCCTAACAGTGAGATATGGGCTAGTTTTAACCCAGACTTAGATACTGATGATACATATCAGCGCTTTGTGGTTAATACGCCGCCGGATGCCGTAGTAGTAAAGATGAACTATAGCGACAACGCTTGGTTTCCTGATGTATTGGAACAAGAACGATTACACTGTAAGGCTACTAATCCTGACTATGAGAATATTTGGGAAGGTAACTGTAAAGCCGCTAAAGATGGTGCTATATATGCTAACGAGATACGTGAAGCACAAGAAGGTGGCAGAGTAACTAATGTGCCTTATGATCCAATGCTTAAAGTTCATGTAGTAATGGACTTAGGCTGGAATGACAGTATGTCAGTGATTATGGTACAGCGTGGTTTATCTGATGTGCGGGTGATTGGTCACATTGAAGATGACCACAGAACATTAGATAGTTATAGCGCACAGTTGAAGTCATTAAACTATAACTGGGGCGAAATGTATTTGCCGCATGATGGACAGTCAAAAGACTTTAAGTCAGGTACTAGCGCAGAAGAAATAATGCGTAAGCAAGGCTGGAATGTAAGGATTATTCCAAGAGCAGATATAGAACATGGAATTAAGATTGCTCGCATGAACTTTCATCGTGTTTATTTTGATAAAAGCGTAAACAGATTGCTAGAATGTTTAAAGAATTACAGACGATCAATTAACAGTAATACAAACGAGCCTGGCGCACCATTGCATGATGAGTATTCGCATAGTGCTGACGCATTTAGATATATGTGTGTTGCACTTGATGGAATGAAAAATGAAACGTGGGGCGGTGCTATTAAATATGAAACAAGGGGAATAGTGTGAAGCTAGAAGATAACCTAAGACAAATTAAGAAACGCATCGCTGAGTTACAACGTAAAGCAGAATGGATTGAGTTGCAATTAAGTCCACCTGCTGTAAAGGTAATTAAAGTTCAAGAGCCTATTGCTGATGAAGTAGTTGAAACAGTAGAGCAAGAAGTGTTAATAGAAGCGCCTCGTCGTCGCGGCAGAAGGAAGCTAAATGAAACTGAGTAATGGTGAACTGCTAGCTCGCATAGAGCAGGAAGAAAACATAGCTTACGGTGTGAACGATGCAGCCTTATCAGATGATAGGGCGCAAGCTATTAAATATTATCTTGGTGAACAGTTTGGCAATGAGATTGAAGGTCGCTCGCAAGTTGTCAGTTATGATGTGCAAGATACGATTGAGTCTGCGTTACCACAGTTGCTTAAAGTGTTTGTTGCTGGAGATCGTGTTGTAACGTTTGACCCTAAGTCACCAGAAGACCAAGATGGTGCAGAGCAGGAAACTGACTACATTAACCACTTGGTAATGGAAAAGAATAACGGTTACTTGTTATTTTATGTGTGGTTTAAAGATGCGCTACTAAGCAAGAATGGCTACGTTAAAGCGTACATTGAAGAAGAATCAGACGTAGAGGAAGAAAGCTACGAAGGATTAACAGATGCACAGTTGCAAATGCTAGTATCTGACGACAAGATAGAAGTGTTAGAGCATACACAATACCCTGACCCATCTATCAATCAAGAAGATCTAATGATGCAAGCGCAGATGACTGGCATGATGCCAGAAGTGCCAATGCTACATGACGTTAAGATTAAAATTACCGAAACTAAAAAAGAAATTAAGATTAAGAACGTAGCACCTGAGAACATCATGGTGTCAGTTGATACGCCTAGTACTAATCTATATGACGCTCGTTTTGTTGAGCATCGTGAGGTTATGTCACGCGCAGAAGCATCTGAAACGTTTGGCATTAGCTATAACAAAATTAAAGACATCTTTGCTGATACGCAAGATAGCTACGAAGAAGAATCAAACGCTCGTGATATTTACGATGAAGAATATGATCGTGTAGTTAATACTGACGAGGTATTGGTTAAAGACGTTTACTACAAAGTAGAAGATGAACGTTGGCGCTTTGTTATTATTGGCAATGAGATTATCTATAAAGAAAAAGCAGACTGTGTGCCGTTTGCTTGTATCTCACCAATGCTAATGCCACATCGTCATGTTGGTCGCTCTTATGCTGACTTGACTATGGATATTCAGCTAATCAAATCTACATTGTTGCGCGGTCAATTAGACAATATGTATTTGGCTAACAATGGTCGATATGCTATTAGTGACCGAGTAAACTTAGATGATATGCTGACTTCACGTCCAGGCGGTGTTGTTCGTGTGCAAGGCGATCCAGGCTCAAGCATTATGCCGTTATCACATCCACCTTTACCTGCATCTAGCTTTAGCATGGTTGAGTACATGGATAGCATGAAAGAAAAGCGCACAGGTGTTACCGCTTACAATCAAGGCTTAGATGCTAACAGTTTAAACAAAACAGCTACCGGTATTCAGCAAGTAATGAACGCAGCAGCACAGCGCTTAGAACTTGTTGCTCGCACCTTTGCTGAAACAGGCGTGAAAGATTTATTCCTGCTAGTGCATCGTTTAGTACGTCAAAACTACACTAAGCCTGACATTATCCGTTTGCGTAACAAATGGGTAGAAGTTGATCCGCGTAGCTGGAAAAATCGCAAAGACTTAACCGTATCAGTAGGCTTAGGTTCAGGCAATAAAGACCAGCAATTAATGCACCTTAACTCTATCTTAGCTTTCCAAGAAAAAGCATTGGCGCTTGGCATTACATCGCCTGATAAAATCTACAATGCATTAGCTAAATTAACGCAGAACGCTGGATTTAAAAACCCAGAGGAATTTTGGACTAATCCTGCTGAAAATCCACAGCAACAACAACAGCAACCTGATCCTAATCAAGCAATCATTCAAGGTCAGATGGCAATTGAACAAATGAAGGCGCAATCAGAATCACAACTAGCGCAACAAAAGGCACAAGCTGATTTGCAACAAGAACAACTACGCAGTCAGAATGATTTAGTAATTGAGCGTGAAAAGATTGCAGCGCAAATGGAATTAGAGCGTTACAAAGCGCAATTGAAAGCTGAAACTGATTTGGCTATTGCTCAAATTAAAACTGCGTCACAAAATCAAGGTGGAGTATTCTATGGCTAAACGATTAGCAGAACTAGGCGCATTGCAAGATGCAGTATCAAACAGTGAATCTAATCCATCTCGTTTAGGTTTAGCAGGATATATTCGTGGCTTATTCTTAGATTGGTCGGCTAATCCATATAATCCGCTAACACGTTTATCAGCGCGCGGTAGATTACTTGGCTACTTTTGGGATAATGGCGCAATCGGCTTATCAATGGACTTTGCTAATCAAAGTTTTATTGTTAAAGATGGCACGTTGCAATCTAAACCATTTAGCGACATTGTAAACTTCTCTCGCACATCTAATGCTACAGTAACTAATAGTGCTGGTGTTATTACTTATGCACCACATAACTTGTTATTAGCCTCAGAACAATTTGATAATTCTGCTTGGGTAAACAATGCGTCTAGTGAGCAATCTAATGCTATTTTATCTCCAAATAATACTATAACTGCTGATAAGTTAATTGAAGATTCAACTACAGATGTTCATACAACTACACAAACTTTAACTAAAACAGCTTCTGCAATCACCTATACATACTCAATTTATGTAAAAGGTGGTTTAGGTAGAAATGTACAATTATCATTAGATGGTGGTACAACTACAAATCGTTCAACAGCAAATTTTGATATAGCAACTGGAGTAGTTGGAAGTGTATTAAACTTTGGTACATTTACAGCAGGAAGTAATCAGATTGAAGTATTAAGTAATGGTTGGTATCGTTGTTCTTTGACAACTACCACAGGAACAGAAACATCTATAAGAGCGCGAGTAACTTTATTAAATGGAACAACATCATCTTATGCTGGAGATGGCACATCAGGCATTTATGTTTGGGGCGCTCAGTTAGAAGTTGGAGCAAGTCCAACAGCATACAACTCCACCACAGTTAAAAATCTACTAGGTTACTCAGAGTTATTTGATAACGCAGCATGGACAAAGTCTAATAGCTTTGTGCAGACTAATCTGCTGACTTATTCAGAAGCGTTTGATAATGCAGCTTGGGTAAATGTAGGAACAACAGAAACTGCTAATACTGTAATAGCCCCGAATGGGTATCAAACCGCAGATACATTAATTGATACTGCTACTACAGGTAGACATTCTATCTATGAAGCCTATACAACATCTGCATTAACTTACACTTTTTCTGTATATGCAAAAGCTGGAACATTAAACTATGTAAAGGTCGGTATTGCAACTACTGGAACAACAGGTGTTTACTTTAATTTAGCTACTGGCACTAAAGGTACAGAAGATGCTGGGTTTACT